TGTTCCAGTTGTTGGAAGTGTTGCAGTAAACTTTGCAACTCCAAAGTCTGTTAGTGTAGCACCAGTTGTTACTGTTGCTGTGTCAACTGTTGCTGTAGCAGCAAATACAGTTGCAGCAATTGAGGCACCAGAAATCTTGTTTCCAAATACGTCTGTTGCTGTAACTAGGATGTCCTGCTTTGTACCAGCAGCACCTGAAGCAGGTGCAGAAACTGATAGGTTATTGATTAGACCAGCAGTACCTTGTACGTAGTATGTAACTGTAACTGGACCATTTGTAATTACAACTGTTCCAATTGCTGTTGTCTTTGTGTAGACATAAAATGTTGCAGTTGTTCCTGTACCAGTTGCAATTGTCAAAGATGATGATCCTGACGATGCTCCTACTGGTGCAGGAGTTGAGTGCAATGCTGAAACGATTGTTGCGTTTGTAGCAGTTGCAGTTACGCTTGTTCCAGCAGTAACTGTTGCTACCAATCGAACAACATCTGTATTGTCAATTGTATTGTCTGCAGGTACTGGACGTGCAATTGCAGTTGTTAGTGATGTTCCTAGAGTTGCTGGATCATCAAACGCTGGAGTCGATAGAGTCGACTTCCATGTTGTTGCTACAACTGACATAGTGTTAGCATTAGCAGGCGCTGCTGCGACTGTTCCCAAAGTCATGGCTGCAGCCACGGCAAGGGCAATCTTCTTAAATGAATTCATTCCTTCTCCTTGTTAGTTTATGTGGTCATTTGACCACAATGTTAAATTAAATTAAAACCATCCAAAAAATCCCTAACATCGTCAGGCATTTTCCGATTATCTAATTCTACCATACCCTTGTCTTTCTCTGCAAGTCGTGCAGAAGAAGACCAAGTATGGACATCTATCTCAGTATTATTATTCTTTGGTGTATGTGATATTGCTCCAAATACCGCTCCAGTTACAGCGTCAGCCAAGTCCTTAGATTTCTTGCGGGGGTGATCTACACGATTGCCCTTCATAATCTTAAGTTCTGACATTTCTTCTAATAGGATAGGGATTCTTGGAATAGAAACACGCTCTTCATAAATCATCATAGCAAGATCTTCGTAGTGCTTCTTAGCAACAGATACTGTCTCTGTCCTAATTCCAACGGCCTGTAACTCGTTTTGAATATCAAATGATTGCCAACGGTCAAATGAAACCATGCCAATATTAAAACCTTGTCTGCGTAGGTTCATGATCCACTGCTTAACTTCAGATAGATTAACAGGGCCTTCTGCTCTTGGCTCCCACCAGGCAACTGCATCCACTACTACAATTGGGGCTACTTGTTCGTAATCTTTAATTACCTGGATATTTACCCACTTGTCTACGTGAGCAATTGCTACCGCACATTTATCGTGCTTTTGTGCAAGGTCAGCATGAATATAATATGTTTTTTCTGGGTCTGGTACAAAGGTTTCATCAAACCTTCTAAATGAGTCTAGTGGATTTCTGGTGTTCATACACTTCTCAACCTTGTCAATCTGTTTAAAGAAAGCATCAGATGAATATGTTGGCATACATGCAAAACGCATCATGGCATCACCAAGGTCTGTATAAAATGCTAGTTTAAAGTCTTCTATCTTACGAGTTGGATTTACATCCCATGTAGGTCTTTTAAATGCATATACCCTTGGAATTTTGTATTGAAGTATGTTATCTTCATCCCAGGAAATTTCAAACTGATTGCCTGGATCTTCGTGTGGCAAGTCTTCGTTCATAATAAATGTATGTCTGCGTTCAATGGTTTCTTTGTCAGCAATAACAGATTCATATCGTTGAGAAATAAAGTCACCTTGATAGCGTGGAAATGAAAGCAAAACAACCTTACCAAGGTCTGGGAAACGAGAGTCTACTGTTCCACGAAATGCTTTATAGATATTGTCAGCAGTCTTTCCTTGTTCATTTCCAGATATAACCTCACTTGCAAAACCAGAAATCTCATCAAGCACTGCCATAAGCAAGTTCAAACCCTCATGAGATTCTCTTTCTGAGTGTCCAGAATAAACAGTAATTGCTTTATCAAACTCAATAGAGTCAGCCTTTGCATTATACTTTCCAGCGAACCAAGGTGACTTTTCAATCTTTGTTTTAAAACCTTTAAAGAAAACGTTCTTAGCCTGTTGTGCGTTAACAGCAACGTTAATAATGTCAATGGCATCTCCTGCAGGCTTACCAAAATAAATTGCTGGGTCTTTAAGACATAATAGTTTATACACTACATATGCACATGCTACTGTTGAAATAAAATCTTTTCCACTACCCTTGCCAAGTTGAAGAATCAATTCATTTTTGGTGTATTTATTAAAGTGTTTAGTTCCTTCAACATCTCCCATGATATCCATCACGTCTTCTTTGCGATAGATCTGGCTCATTGCCTCTACAATTTCATATTGGATATCAGATAAAAGTGGTTGACCAAGATAATCAGGTGACTGGACAAATGTCTTTACGTCAACTGGAGTTTCAACAAAGTGATTCTCTTTTAATACTTCAAGAAAATCATTGAACATCGTGGACAACAGTAATCACTTCTCCTTCTTTTGCAATAGCAGAAAGTCTCTTCATGATAATATCACGTACTTCTGGATGCTCTGAAGCAATATCTCTTAGGATTCCAACAAGAACCTCTTGTCGTCTTTCAATTTCAATCATTTCTTCTGCAAGTTCTTTGTTCTCAAGAAGTCCAGCCTTTTGTAGCATATCAATTCTTCTTGACTCAATATCTAAAACTAGTTTAATACCAGCAGTCTTGGCAGTAAGGTTTGTTGATAGACTTGCTTCATCAATAACTTCGTAAGCCTTTGTAATTAACTTTGTATAGTGTGTATCTGCTCCAACCAAAGCCTCTTTAGCACGAGCACGAATAGCATCATTTGCAGATGCCATAACTTTCCACTCATTAATTAAAGATACAACACGGGTTCTTGGAATATCTAATTCTTTAGATATAACTGTTGGATCATTACCCTTAAGGTATTCAGTAACTACTTGATTAACTTCATCAAGATGCTGAATAAGTTCTGCCTCACTTGACATACTTTCCCTCTAATCTATTTATTTCATCTTTAATATAGAAGATGGCTTTTTCTAAATCTTGAATGGTCTTTGCTTCATCTTTAAGTCCTGCTCTCCAAAGGTACTTAAAAGCATTGCCAATATTAAAATTACGATGACGAGTAATCTGTATACACTCAACTCCAGATGGGTCTGATGTGTAGTGTCGTGGATGATTTACTTGATCAACTGTAATGTGGAGATTTTCGCTCATCTGGTTATCTCTTCGTTTAATCTTTTAAAACAATTTAAACATGTTGTATATGTTCTGCCAGTAAATGGGCAAGACGATATTGAGGACTCTGTATGCTTACAAAATAGTCTTTGTGTAAGGGCCTTTGCAACATCTACAAAATGTTTAATAATTCTCATCTTCATCTTCCTCTAGGTCCCAGTCAAATGTTTCTGGAATATTTCTAAGTGTAGCAATTGCAGTAACAAGTCCAACAGCCATTACCAATGATATGAATGACATAAAATACTTAATCTTCTTCATCTTTTAGATTTCCTTAATCCAAATTTAGCAAGGTATACGTAGATAGTCTCAACACTGGCTCCGCACTCCTTTGCAATCTCTTCTGGAGTCTTTTTATCCATAAGATAACGCTTACGCATATAGACTTCTGATGTATATAGTTTAGCAGGCATGGCGTTATTTGTCAACCTCTGTGTCAATAACCTCATAGTCATAGGAATTTGAGTCTTCAAGCATCCACTTGTCATAACTTTCAACGTCCCATTTATTTGTATTAATGAGTCTTTGTATAACTAGATCTTTTTTAGTTACAAATGATGGCTCTTTTAGTCTCACCCTATTGTTAGGCTGGATAGCAAAGTTTCCATCATCCCTTTGAATTACATGACCACATTTATGTTGCCCTGGATTTTCAGAGTATCCGTCATCTAATATATTTGTTTCTGGGTTATGCCAGTCAAGGGTAAATAGATAAGTTCCAGGAATGCTTGTTTTTGTTCTATCAATGTATGACATTCTCATATTACTTAGGTTTTCAAACTTTGTAACAGAAACGTATGGACTAAAAGAATTCCACAAAACAAGATTATGTATTGGCTCTTCTGGAACTCCTGGCTTAGTACAAAAAGCATTAATTGGCATTCTCCACCAGATTCCGCCATCTTCCATTAGAAAATGAAACAGCGGACTTCTACTTTTAATACTTGAAACACCAAAGATAACGCATGGAAAATATTTATCATGACTATCTTCTTGATCTCTTAAAAAGTTACCACGAACATAGCATTCAATTGGTGGTATGTTTGCATTTAACTCAGGCATTATTTAGTTTCTCCTATTGCTTTATCCCAGTTTTTTACAGCCCAATGACCAATGCCACAAGCATCTGCAACATCGTTATCTGTAATTGTTCTATCATAATTAATATTAATAAAGTTAATGGTTCTTTCTTTACGAAGCATTCTTTCATAAGCCTTGTACCAAGAAACAGATTTTCCAGGATTCTGTGCACGAATAAGAAGTTGCTCTTCTTTAGAGATTTTTTTATTTCCAATATAGTTTTGCCAAGTTATTGGAGAAACCTTTCCAATTACTTTAGTTCCAGATTGTCCTGCTGACCCAAGGATAGCCCCTTGCACTAATGCAAGATCTGCAGCAGTCTTAGGGCTATTCATGAATACAGTATGCTCAATAACTATTGCTTCAAACCCACCGTATATATCAAAGAATGCTTTTACTTTTTTGCCTGCATCCATAACTTTTTCATAAGTGTTGTTTCCATCAAAATAAATCTTTCCGATACTATTAAGGTCATTATCAACAAACAAAGCAAAAGCAAGACTGTTAGTACTAGCATCAATAGCACAAATTCTTTTTGGCTGTGCCTCTGCTCCCCACTTAGTCTTGCTCATAATCTATAAACCCCTTTAACTCTTTCAACATTTTATCAACTGCTTTTTTACTAACATTACAGTTTGAACAAAAGCCAGAGTCATTATAGATAGAAAGTTCTTGGTTACATCCACCAAGACATAGCCTCTTTTTACCTTTACGCTTTTGTCTTTTGCTATAGTTATATCTTTCTACAATCTTTTCTCTTGTTGCAATATCTCTGCAGTTTTTACTGCAGTAAATCTGATAAGTAACTTTGGGCGTAAACCCAGTATCACAAACCTTACATAGTTTCACTCAGTTGCTCCATAGATGCCATCTTAACGACACCTTCACCAGCATCAGCACAAGCCTTTTGAATTGGGCATGTCTTACATATCTTTGAGTTAGATCTATAGTTCTTTGTAGGAAGTTTTCTTTCTACCCAGGTTTTTCTAACATCTCTCATCCACTGAAAAGTATTATCAATCCACTGACGATAGTGGTCTGTTACCTCTACTGGAATGATTAATAATTCATGATTATTTTTATTCTCATAAATTAGTACACCCTTTGACTTCTTAAGAATCTTCATATAGATTAATAGTTGAATAAGGTGTCCAGTCTTTGGCTTTAATGTCTTTTTACGATACTCAAAACCCTCATTGAGCATTGTCTTAATTTCGCCAACAATTTCTTCACCTTCCCAGTCAATCATGGCATCTCCATAGCCAAAGATTGGTGGATCATTATTAATAATCTTAAACTCTGTTGTTGGACCCTCATCTGAGTCAAATATTTTTGCAATTCCAGAGTCCATCATAGCCTGCTGAATTCTTTCATGAGACTTGGTTCCAGCAGTCATATTTGCTGCACCATACGCATCTGCATTATCTTCAAATGTTTGACCATCAAAGGCCAGATACCAATATCTTGGACATTCTCCATGGCTATAGGCAATTGTAGATGGAGCAAAGGTTTTCTTTTGTGTATGCTTTGCCACACGATTAACAGTATATCCTGACTGAATCTTTTCAATCATTGCTTTTGTGTCTACTATCTCAACTGGAGTTGGCTCTTTAATCATTATTTGCTGTAGTAAATTTTTAGTCATTATCATCCCTTGTTTTATATAAGTATAGCAGGTTAGCGCATAATGTATTTGAGTGCTGACACCAAGTCGTTAATTGATTCCGCTGCGGTATAGTAAATATTCTTCTTTGCTCTGTCACTTTTATCAACGTTTGCCATCCATGTAGCCTTTAAAGACATCTTTGCTGCAATAGCCTGAAGTCTAACGATCTCAAGGCTTGCTACCTGGATTGGGATGTCTGGTTTAATGATTATCTTAGCAATCATAGTAAGAGCAGTAGTTAACTCTTCATCATCCATATATTCAGCAATTTCTGCCAAACCATTAACTTGCTCTAGTGTTGTTTTCTGTGGACCTTCATTTGTCATTATTGTTCTCCTCTACTAACTGTTCTAGCATATCTAATTCAATTATAGCAAGCCTTACCTTCTGGGTACCCTCGCCAAGCACGATGACAAGTGCAGGATCCATGCTTTTCTTTAGGGCATCTGTTGTGACCTTAGCCCATACATCCTGATTTAATGTAAAGGATTTAGAACATTCTTTAAAATCTAATACAAAGTTATTCCAAGAAGCATCTCCTTTGGTATTATTCCTACCAGAGTTCTTGTGTTGCTTTGCTCCAAGTCTTTTAGACTCTGATCTTTCACTCATCTTCAAAGTCCTTTTTCTTTTTCTTTTGTGGAATTAACGAAACCTTAGACATATGTTTTGATGAGCACATCCAAGTGGCATCTCCAGATGTAGACCAAAGTCTTAAAGAAGAAACTTCTTCATTACACTTTTTGCATGGAAATTTTCCAGTATAAATACTAAAATCTTTTTCAGCCATTAGCCAGTTTATCTCTTAGGCTTTGTTGCAAGTCAAGATCTTCTCTTACACGATTAATAAAACCATCTCTACCCTGAACCTTTGTGCCATCATCTAACTGATACCAAGCCCCAGTACGATTAACTAGTCCTACTGACTCTGCTGTATCAACCAAGTCGCCAATGGCATCAATACCAATATCGTCACCTCTAAAATAAAAATCATACTCACCAGATTGGAACCCTGGAGAGGTTTTAGAGAATTGTAATTCCCAGCGAATCTTTCTTCCAATTTTTTCTTCAATTAGTTTATCTCCTACTTTAATTTTTCCCTTAAGCGCTTGATTATCTGACTCTGAACTAAATAGTTTGATAACACACGATGAATAAAACTTAGTAGCCTGACCACCTGAAGGCTGCTGGCTAGTATACATAGCATTAATATTATTACGAGATTGAGAAATAAGAACAAGAAGAGTTGGCTTAACTTTGTTATTAGCATAATTAAGCATTTTCCACGCATTGCTAAAGTCACGAGATTCTGCTCCAATCTGCTTTGTATTTTCCAAAGCCTTCATATCATCTGTATCTTTTTCAAAGTAGATTGCAGGAAGCATTGATGTAATTGAGTCAATAACAATTAGGTCTACTCCAGCATTGATAAGTCCAACACCTACGTCTACCATATCACTAATGGTTCTTGCTTGTGAATAGATTAACTTTGTTGGGTCTACCCCAAGTTTTACTGCCCAGTCTTCTGAGTATGACATTTCTGAGTCAATCCATGCACAGACCTTGCCTTCTTTTTGTGCCATAGCAATCATCTGAAGGCACATAGAGGACTTTGCAGAAGATTTTGATCCCCAGATAAGGACCTGTCTACCATAAGGCAATCCACCGCCGAGAGCACGATTTAATCCAAAACTTGGTGTTGGTTGATACTCAAAATTAACACCAACCCCATTACCCAAACGCTTTCTTAGTTTAGGATCTAACTGTGCTAATACTTCATCTACTGAAACTGTCATTAAAATCTTACCCCATGCTTCTCTGGTCTAGTCTTGTTAAACTTTGTTTTTTCATCAAATGCATAATCAAGTGATATCTTAGTATACCCTGCTTCAACCATTCCTGC